AATCTATAAATACTATAAATATAGATAAAGATAAGTATAAGTTAACCTCTTGGGTTAAAGAGCCTTCTGTTGCAGATTTAAAGCAGGATTATACAGATGCTTATCCAGATCACGATGTACATTTGATTAATGTAGAACGCTGGTTAGATAACTTAAAGATTACAGGTGCTGCTAAACAACCTAAAAGAAAAGGCAGATCTTCAGTTACACCTAAACTTATACGTAAACAGGCAGAATGGAGATACGCTTCAATTAGTGAACCTTTTTTAAGTACATATGATTTATTTAAAATAGAACCTAAAACTCATTTGGATAAAGAAGCAGCTCTTCAGAATCAACAAGTACTTAATTATCAATTTAATAATCAAATTCGTAAAGTTAAATTTATTGATGATCTTGTACGTACAGGTGTTGATGAAGGTAGTATTGTTATAAGAGCAGGTTGGGATTATGAAGAAGAAATAGTTATTGAAGAAGTACCTACTACTAAAGTAGTACCTGTAACAGATCCTTATTTAGCTCAGCAAATGAGATTAAATAATCAAATGCCTGTACAGACTATACAGGTAATGGAAGAACAGGAAGTTGTTAAAGTACTTAAAAATCAACCCACATTAGATGTATGTAATTATAAAGATATTATTATTGATCCTACATGTATGGGTGATTTAGATAAAGCGAAGTTTATTATATATCGTTTTCAAACATGCATTGCTGATTTAAAAAAAGATGGTAAATATCATAATTTAGATAAAATAGATTTAAATAGTGTAAGTATTCTTAATGAAGAAGACGCTGATACAGATCAGCCTACTTTTAATTTTGAAGATAATTCCCGTAAAAAATTCTATGCTTATGAGTATTGGGGTTTTCGTGATATAGAAGATAATAATAAGTTGGAACCTATTGTAGGTACTTATGTAGGTGATGTAAAAATTAGAATGGAAGAAAATCCATTTCCAGATAAAAAATTACCTTTTATATTAATTCCTTATTTACCTGTACGTAATGAAGTATATGGTGAACCTGATGGTGAATTGCTGGAAGATAACCAGAAGATTATTGGTGCTGTTACTAGAAGTATGATTGATATTATGGCTCGATCTGCCAGTGGTCAAATGGGTATCCGTAAGGATGCTTTAGATATTACAAATAAACGTAAATTTGAAGTAGGTGAGCATTATGAATTTAATACAACAGCTCAACCAAATGCCGCTTTCTATATGCATACCTTTCCTGAAATTCCCAGATCAGCAGAAGTAATGTTAAATCTTCAAAATGCTGAAGCAGAAAGTCTTACAGGAGTTAAAGCATTTCATTCTGGATTATCCAGTCAGGCATTAGGTAATGTAGCTACAGGTATTAGAAGTGTATTAGATGCTACATCTAAAAGAGAATTAGGTATTCTACGTAGATTAGCAGATGGTATAAAAGAAGTTGGATATAAAATAATATCCATGAATGGAGAATTTCTTCAGGAACATGAGGTTATTCGTATTACTGATGATCAGTTTATTGATATTGATCGTGATAAATTAGTAGGACAATTCGATTTAAATCTGGATATTAGTACTGCTGAATCAGATAATGAGAAAGCACAGGAATTAAGCTTTATGCTACAAACAATAGGTAATAGTGTAGATCCTGCTTTTACTCGTTTAATTTTAACTGATATTGCTCGTTTACGTAAAATGCCTGTATTGGCAAAAGCCATCGAAGAATATGAACCACAGCCTGATCCATTTGCGGAGCAAATGAAGCAAATAGAACTAGAGAAAGCACAGGCAGAAGTAGAGTTAATGAAAGCAGAGACTGCAGAGAAATTAGCTGCAGTACAAGAAAGATCTGCTAAGGCAGATAAGCTAGAAAGTGAAACTGATCTTAATAATTTAGAATTTGTAGAACAAGAATCTGGTGTGAACCAGGAACGTGATTTACAAAAATTAGAAACACAAAAGAAACAAGTTAGTAATAAATAACATTAATCTCTTAATGAGGACACACATATGAGCTTAACTCCAGAACAGCAAATTGAACAAATAAATATAACTTTAGAAGAAGCTAAAGAAAATATAGCAATGCGTGATGCATTGTTACGTTTAACAGAAAATAAAGATTTTAAAAAAGTAATTGATACTGGGTTCTTTGAAAAAGAAGCTGCTCGTCTTGTTTGGCTTAAATCAGATCCTGCTACTTATGATAAAGAAGAAAGTATTCTAAAACAGATTGATGCTGTTGGTGGTTTACGCCAATATTTTCGTAAAATATTAAACTTAGGTAACTTAGCTGAGAAAGCTATTATAGAAAGTGAACATACTATAGATGACATAGTTACTGAAATAGATCAGGCTAGTTAATTATGGCAGATACTGATATTTTAAATGTTGCAGATGATGATCTTATATTGGATACATTACCTTCTGACAATATTATTAACCAACCCTCAGATCAGCAACCGGAGGTTGCCGTTGAAGAAACTTCTACTGAAACACAGGAAAGTGAAGAAGTAGACTCTGATAAAGAAGAATTATCTGATACAGATACTTTAGATACTGAAATTGAAGACACTCAAAATGAAGCTGAAGAAGAACCTTCTACAGAAGATAAGGATATTTCTGAAGAAACAGAAGAACCTTCTGAACAAGCTGAACCAGAAACTTCAATAGATTATAAAGCAGTATATGAGAAGATATTCTCACCATTTAAAGCAAATGGTAAGCAAATGAAGATTGATAATCCAGAAGATGTTATTAATCTTATGCGTATGGGAGCTAATTACAATTTAAAGATGAATGCTTTAAAGCCTAATCTTAAAATTGTAAAAATGCTTCAAAACAATGATTTGCTTGATGAAAATAAAATCAATTATTTAATTGATTTGGATAAGAAGAATCCAGAAGCGGTTAAAAAACTAATTAAAGATAGTAATCTTGATCCTTTTGAAGTAGATTCTTCTGATGAAAATGCTGACTACACCCCCAATGCATACACCGTAAGTGATACTGAAGTGGAACTCGATCAGGTACTCGATGAATTAAAGAGCACTCCTGTATATGACACCATGATTGAAACTGTTGGTAAGAAATGGGATGAGCCTAGCAGACAGATAATACTTCAACAACCTAAGTTACTTTATCATATTAATGAACACATGGATTCAGGTGTCTTTGATATTGTTAATACTGAAATGGAAAAAAACAGGATATTAGGTAAGTTACAGGGTATGTCTGATATTGAAGCTTATAATGCTACAGGACAACAATTGACAGCAGAAGGTAAATTGCAGTTAGATTCTTCTACTAAAGATGAAACCCCTATAGTTAATAAGCCTAAAAAAGCTGATCCAAAACTAGCTGCACGTAAAAAGGCAGCTAGTTCTACTAATACTGCTCCGAGTCGAGAAAAAGATTTAGCAAACTTTAATCCATTAAATATGTCGGATGAAGAATTTGATAAATTGACTGCGAAGCTACATTTTTAATTTAAATTATATAGGTGATGTATGGCTGAACGTATTTATAATGATCCAATAGGCGGTAATCCGTCTAGTATTGGGCCGCAAATTAATACTCATTATTATGAGAAAATGGCATTAAAAGAGGCTGTAAAAGAACAATACTTTTCCAGACTATCTAGTACCAAAAATATGCCTAAACATTTTGGTAAAACAATTAAGAAATTTTTATATTTACCATTGCTAGATGATGCTAATATCAATGATCAGGGTATTGATGCTGCAGGTGTATCAACTACAGTTGAAATGACTATTATTATTTCTATGCCTGAAGTTGCTACAGTAGGTGCTAACTATGTTGATTATTTTGCAGTAGGTGAAGGTGCTGATGATAGTGCTGCTACTACTGCTGCTGAAACAGCAGCTAATGACATTTTTAAAATATTGGGTGTTTTTAATACTAACTATGCTACTACTAAAGCTGCACTTGAAGCATTAGATCCAGCATGGATAATTGATGATACAGGGGATTCTGTACCTGAATCAGGTAATTTGTATGGATCATCCAAGGATGTAGGTACTATTACTGCTAAGCTTCCTGCACTATCTGAGCAAGGCGGACGAGTAAATCGTGTTGGTTTTAAACGTGTTGAACTTGAAGGTACTCTTGAAAAATTTGGATTTTTCGATGAATATACACAGGAAAGTTTAGACTTTGATACTGATGCAGAATTGGAAATGCATGTACACCGTGAAATGGTTAGTGGTGCAAATGAGATAACTGAAGATGCTCTTCAGATTGATCTATTATCCAGTGCTGGTGTTATTCGTTATGGTGGTGATGCTACTACTACTTCTGAAATTACAGGTGCTAATGGTGCAACTGCCTCTTTAATTTCATATGAAGATTTAATGCGTTTATCTATTGATTTGGACAATAACCGTTGTCCTAAGCAAACTACTATGATTACAGGATCACGCATGATTGATACTAAAGTTATCAATGGTGCTCGTTATTTGTATATTGGGTCAGAATTGATTCCTATGGTACGCAGAATGACAGACCTATTTAGTAATCAGGCTTTTATATCTGTAGAACATTATGGTGAAGCAGGAACTGTAGCTCCTGGTGAAATTGGTACTTTAGACCAGTTCCGTATTATCGTTGTTCCTGAAATGATGCATTGGGCAGGTGCTGGTGCTGCTGAAGGTACTAATGATGGTTATCGTGCAACAGGTGGCTATTATGATGTATTTCCTATGCTTTGCGTAGGTGATTCTTCTTTTACTACTATTGGTTTTCAGACTAATGGTAAGAGCGTGAAGTTTAAAATTACACATAAGAAACCTGGTATGGCTATAGCCAATCGTGATGATCCTTATGGCGAAGTCGGATTTATGAGTATCAAATGGTACTATGGCTTCTTGCTTGAAAGACCTGAACGTATTGCTTTATGTAAATGTGTTGCTGAATACTAATCAGTAAAAAATATTAAGGGGAAGTAATCTTCCCCTTAATGATTTATTTAATATAACAAATAAGAGAGAGATTTAATAATGACTGATTCTGATAATTTGGAACTTACTGAAAAGGAATTATTATTACAACGTGCAAAACAAATGGGTATTAAGGTACATCCTAATACTGGATTAGAGAAATTACGTTTAAGAATTCAAAATTATTTAAATGATACTACAGAAAAAACAGTAGAAACTGATGATGAAGTTAAACAAGTATCAGTTACTGAAGAAGTAAAAGAAAAACCTAAAAAACAAATTAAAGTTAATTTTGTACCCCCTGAACAAGCTGAATCTCCTGAAAGGCGAAAGCTAAGATTAAAAAGAGAATCTTCTAAACAAGTACGTATTCGTGTAACTTGTATGAATCCATTAAAGAAAGAATGGTCTGGTGAAATTTTTACAATAAGTAATAGCGTAGTAGGAACATATAAAAAATATGTACCTTTTAATGGTGATGTTACACATGTACCTAATATTATTTATAAAGCATTATTAGAACGTACCTGCCAAGTATTTAATACAGTAAAAGGCCCTCGTGGTGAAAAGATACGTAAAGGTAAACTGATTAAAGAATTTGCTGTTGAAAAATTAGATCTATTAACTCCGGCTGAATTAAAAGAATTAGCCAGAAAACAAGCCATGGCTAATAATTTAGATTAATAAAAGGTTCCTTTAATGACAACATTGATTACAACGAATGATTTAACTACAGGTGTTGTAAATGGTACTGGTGTATTTGATGAGCTGATGACAACTATTACAGCTCATTTAGATGTACAGTACAAAAAACAGCGCATTAAAGGAACAGAATATTCAAAAGTATATCTTGGCAGCATGGAAGCTGCTATGCAGCAAGCTGTACTTTTTCTATTACAAAAGCATAAAGCAGGTTTTGAAGCTGATTTAATAGAAGCACAAATAAGAAAAATTGATGCAGAAATAATCCTTTTAGATAAAGAATCTGAAAAGATGGATCAGGAAATTATCCTGATGCAAAAGCAGGTTGAAAAGATTACTGCAGAAATAGAAATTCTTGGTTATGAAATAATAAAAATACAAGCTGCTATTAAAAACCTTCAAGTAGATAATCTGGTTAAAGCAGGACAAGTTGTAAATGAAGTATCTATTGATGCAGATGGTGACTTAATTATACCTGCTGGAGATGCTTTACCTGTAACAGGTGTTATAGGTGCACAACGTCAAAAATTATTAGAAGAAGTTGACTTAACTATTAAGCAACAAGCAACAGAACAATCTCGTAATACATTAATAGGTAGTCAGGATGTTAAAACACAAGCTGAATATCAACTTGTAGCTAGAAAAATAATGTCAGAGGAAGCACAAGTAGGTGATGTAGTAGGAGCTTCTGCTGAATTAGGTACTCCTGGATTTACTGTAGAAGGTATACTAGGTAGACAAAGTAAATTACTTGATGCACAGGTAGATGGCTTTAAACGAGATGCTGAACAGAAAGCAGTTAAATTAGTTACTGATTTATGGTCAGTTAATATAACTGCTGATAATGCTTCTATTGTGCCTCCTGATACTATTAATAAAGTATCTATAGAAGCTACTCTAGCTGCATTAAAAGCACAGGCTGGATTACCATAATAGACAGGAATATGAATGGGTCTCTTTTCTTCAGAATACGTTTATATCGTAGATACTTCTACAACACGTTTAGTTGAAAAAGACCTACCTGATAGAAATAAACAAGCTGTAACCAGTGCTATTGTTAATAACAATAGTATACCTGACAATATTCTTTCTAATATTCAAAATGGGATATATTCTAAAACTAAGAAATACTTTAATTATGGTAGAGATAGATATATCTTTGGATTACCAGAAGCTAAATCAACAACACTTCAACCAGACAATGCTGAAGTACAACGTCTTTTAGAACTACTCCTACAAGAACCTGTTTCTCTTATAGATGTTACTGTACCTTTTGTACCTAGCTTAGATTGGGTAGGTGCTTATCAATTACAGGAGCAATTAGGTTTAGATATAGCTACTAATACTCTGTATTTAGAAGGAGATTCAGATCCCTGGCATTATGCTTATACTGAATTACATAGATGGATTGATCTCTATGATGTTCCCCATATGCAGGTTATCGTTTATATTACTAAGACAACTCCTACTGGTCAAACTTATTTAAGTGCAGATATTACTGAATATTATCATTCAGATCCTCATTATCAAGTAATGTATAGAGTAGATTCTCATCCGGCAGATATCTATATTGTGTTATATCGTATAGCAGATAATACATATCCTACTTTGAATAATCCTGTTGGAGATTTAACTGATTTCTTTGCAATTCCTGTAGTACCTATACGTTATTGGTTTAAACCTATAAATGAAGAATTCTATTGGCACTGGTATGCAACATGTAAACCATTATTAAAACGTATTGTACTTAGCATGAATGAGCTAAATAACAGTATTATTGAAAATCCAGATTCAGAGTTTGCTAAACATGCCTTTGTTGTATTTGGTGCAAATATATATACAGAAAATCAATATACTTTACGTTACTTGGCTCTATTCTTTTCTTATTTAGAAACAAATATTCCTTCTTCTCGTATAGAATATGAAGCTTATATTGATGAAGTACAAAGAATCATTGATTATAATGAAGGTGTAGATTATTACGATAGAGTACCTGTTCCAGAGCCTCCTATACGTGTATTTCAGGTACAAGAACAAACATATGATACAACGCTTGAATTTAATTTTATTGAGACTGTAACATTAACAGGTGTTAAGTGTGATGTAGGAGATGTAGTATCAGAATTTAATTTATTACCTGCTTATGTCAATAATGATGGAGGAGCTATTATTATACAGCGTTCATCTATGTTTCTCTATTGGCAGCATTCTCCCAATTCTTACAATAAGATGGAAATTCATGGCTTATGTCATGTAACTACTATTAAAGAAACAGATGGTTCTCCTGCTTATGTAAAAAGAGTACTTTATGATGAAACATTAGAAATATCAGAAGCAAATCAAAAAGATAATTTCATCATTCCTCTCTCTGCTGCAATTATAGAATATGAACATGTATTCAATATTCAAGCAAAAGAATCTATCTTATATGATTCATTGCATTTAGTGATTTATGCAGAACAGAAGCATGAATTAGCATGGTATCAAACCTCTTTCTTTACTGGATTAATACAAATAGCTTCTATATTTGGTATGGCTATTGGTGTAGGTGGTACATTACAGGTAGCTATAGAAGCAGGTAAAACTTTAGGAAAAACTTTAATTAGCTTATTACTAAAGGCAAGTATTTCCTATATTATTAGCTATACAGTAAGTTCTTTAATTGCAAAAGATAATAAAGAATTAGCCTTACTTCTAACAGCAGCATTTATGGCCTTTGGATTACACAAAGGAGGTTTCTTTGATGCTTTATCTAAAGGACTCCCTACAGCCAGAGATTTATTAGATGCATTAAAAGCTGTTACAGAAATAGTTGCTGTAGATACTGAAGCTAAAACATATGAACTGGAAACTGAAATAGAAGAATGGACGAAGGAAGCTGAGAAGATAGAAGAAGAGTTACAAGCTGCTGCTGATATGCTACCTGAAGTCAATTCACAATTGGATCCAACATATATTATGAACAGAATGTTATATGAGCATTTTGCTGAATCTCCTGAAGAGTTCTATAATAGAACTATTCATATAGGTAATCCAGGTGTAGCTACTTTGGATATTATTCAACATTACGTTGGTTTAATGCTCAGATTACCTGAAGCCAATGATAGATTAATAGTTTAAGGATACGATAATGGATAGTATGTTCAAGAATTATGCAAACTTAATGGGAAATAGTAATAATAGTTTTATGGGAAGTATAAACCCTTCTACTCCTAATTCTAATTACAATTTTTTAAATGTAGGGAATTACACAGCAGCTAAACCTGCTGGTTTATCCCAATACTTTAATCGAGATTTCATGCTAGGTAAACAAGGTCAAATGGGTTTTCTTCCTTTTCTTGGAGGATTAGGATCTGGCCTAGGTAATCTGTATACAGGACAAAAACAGTATGGTTTAATGGAAGATGCTTTAGACTGGAATAAAAATATAGGTCAAACCAATTTAGATAATCAAACCAAATTGGTCAATAATCAGATTTATGATCAGATGTGGAGTAAGCTTAATTCAACAGGTAAGTATGGTAATACGCCTGAAGAACAGGCTCGATTAGAAGCAGATGTGCAAGCTGCTATATCAGGCAGAGTTATATAATAGAGGTGTATTATGCCAGTTATCACATGGAAAAACATTGGATCCCAGCTTCCTGTAAATTATAGTAGTGCAGCAGGTCAATTTACAACCAGGGGTTTTGATCAATTCGCTAACCTAGCAAATCAGGCAAGAGAAGCTAATATTGCAGGGCATCAATTACAGGGTAAACAATTATCCGATAATGCATTATTACAATTACATGGATTAAGCGATCCTGATTCGTATCAGCAGGATGCACAGAATATACTGAATCCATTAACTAATAATGAGAATGTAGATATGGCAGCTCTGTTAGGAGCCAAGCAGGATAGAAATCAATTCCTGACAGAGTTACGTGGATCTCAATTAGGTAATGAACAATTAACTTTACAAAATAAATTCTTACCTACTAAACAGGAAGCAGATTTAGCTGCAACCAGAGCAGGTACTTCTGCATCTTATTCTCAAATTGCTAATAATAAATTACTTCAAGATATAAATAGAAATAAATTAACACAAGCACAATTAGCTCAGAAAAATGCAGAAGATGCTCGTAATATAGCAACTCAGGCTGTTACAAGAAATGTAGATGGCAGTTATGCTTATGATCCAAATGTATTTATAAATGCTTTAGATCAAGGAGTAGACCCTGCATCTCTACAAACAGTGAGAAACTTATATGGAGATATTACTGGACTTGATGCTAAACAATCCAGTACTGCATTAGAAGCAGAAAGAGAACATCAAAAAGAGTTAGAAGTATTAAAGAAAAGTGGTAAATTTAATTCTGATAAACAATTAACATATGAAGACTTTCAAAGTATGTTCAGTAGTCCTGTACCCTGGATGGGTAATGAACCACAAGCATATAGAGCATATAAGGCTAATATTGGAAGAGTACCTACTAAAACTTTAAATACTTTTATGGCTAATAATGCGAGAAAAGAGAATGGAGATTTTGATTATAGAGAGCTTGAAAAAGATATAGCAACTTGGTTATTTAAAAATCCTAAATGGAAACCAGAACCTGAGTATACACAAGAAAGCTCTTTTGATGCTTCTATACCTGAAGATTTTAAAAATCCTTTCCTTATTCCAAATAAAAAATAAATAGAGATTTTACTTATGGCTGTTACCTATACTCCGCTTAATATTTCTTATGGTACACCTACTTCTAAAAGTGATGAAAAGAAGCAGAAATTAGCTAAAGCTTCTGCACAAAAGAAAATGTCCTTGGATTGGCAATCTACTCCTTTAAGAGATGTAGATCTTAATGATGCAGATGCTATAGGTATACAGCAACCTGATGGTTCTTTCCTTGAAGGACGTTTAGGATATCCTACTGGTACAGATAAGACATACGATGCTTATGAAGTTAAAGATCAAGGTTTTGTAGCTAATCCTGATAAATATAGAAAGCAGGCTATGGCTGCTTCTAAACGCTTGAATAAACCTCTTACAGAAATCACTCCTGAAGATATCTATCAATTAGGTAAACTGGATAGAGAGAAGTTTTCTATGGCTGCTTTTGCAGGACAGGAAAACTTCTCTGATGAAGGGCCTATGAAAGTAGATCCAAGATTAGAATATCAAATATTAAAAGAAGGGGGAGAATACGGTAGACCTATTGTAAGTGCACGTAATCCAATTACAGGTCAGGATTTAACTGAATTCATGAATAATCCTATCTCTAATGCTGCTTATGATTCTCGATATAATTATCGTAAACAACTAGAAGATGATAAACGTAATAAATCACATTTGGATTTAGGTCGATCTCATGCTCGAAAAGCAACTGATCTTGCATTATCAGCAGGTATTGCTTTTCCTTTTATTGTAGGAGAAACAGCTTATGGTATAGGAGAAACTGCATTCAATGCACCACAAAGTGCTTTAAAAGCTACAGACATGGCTGCAGATGCATTAACCAGAGGTCGTAAAAAACTCTTTCCTGAAGGTACTCCTACCTATGATAAATTTAATGCATTACTCAATAAAGCAGTAGATCCATTACGCTATGTAGCTGATGAATTCAAGAAAGGAATAACTCCTGGTGAACAAGCATTACAAAAAAATATAGATAAACTTCCTTTTAATTTAAGACCTGATTTTCAAGGATCTAAACAAGTCTTACGTGAAGCCTGGTTATCTGATGAAATTCTTCATTCACAAGAGAAGAAAAATAAATTAAGAGAAGCTCATAAATTTGAAATGGCTGCTCAGGATGCATTAGATATCAGGGAAGGTAAAGCTCCTACTACTACTTTAGGTAAAGTGCTTAAGACTGTTAAAGATCAATATAAAAATGCTGCTTTTGAAGTAAAAGCTTATAAGGATATGCCTGAAACTGCATTTGATGATGCAGCCGATTCTCTTGGATACATGTATCTAAGTGTAATGTCTGGTAGACATGTGATGAAGAAAAATATAGATAAATTATCTAAATCATATGGTCAGGATGCTAAAGGCAGAGCACAATTCCATAGAGCATTAACCTCAAAACCGTTTAAAGATCAATTACAGAAAGAAGGTGCTAGTGCAGCTTTAAAAACAATTGGTGTTACTGAAGGTGTATCTGCTGGATATGCTGTTAAATCTGAAGTGCTCTCTAAATCAGAAGATGAACTTTATAATAATTCACCTATGTATAATGATTTACGTGAGCAAGGTATGTCTCATGAACAAGCCAGAGAATCTATTTCTGAGACTGCTGGATTAAGTACTACTATTGCAGCAGGGCTTGCTGCTATGGGAATATCTCATGTATTGGGTACAGCCAGATTTGAAGCTGAATTATTTACCCCGGGATCTGCTATAGATAAACTTAAAAATTCATTTATTGGCAGGGCTGCTAAGAAAGTTACTGAAGGTGTTACTAAAGAAACTCCAGAAGAAGCTTTTCAGAGTTTATCTAATGAGCTTGTTGCTAATATTGTTAAGCAGCGTACTACTGATGAAAACCAGAATATACTAGAAGGTACAGGTAGTGCTACTGCTCAAGGTGCAGTAGTAGGTGCTATTACAGGTGGTGGAGCTGGTCTTGCTGGAAGTGCACGAAAAGGTACAAAACCAGATGAAGAAGAAGAGGGGGATGATGAAAAAGAAACAACAGGGGAACAACCTGTAACACCTGACAGTGTTTCTAAACTAATCAGTAAAACTAAGGATAGCTCAGATCCAACTGCAGATATACCTGTTATTAAGGAGCAATTAGATACACTAATTAAAGAGAACAAACAACTCGTTGCTCAGGCAGAAAGAGAAACAGACCCAGCTAAACAGCAAATATTAATAGATAAAGCTACAGAACATGGGAATCTTGTTAAGTCTTTAAAAGCAGACTTTGGATTTATTGTTAAAGCTAATAAAGAAAGAATTAAAAAAGAAAGCATTGGTAAAGCTGAAAAAGCTGTTAAAAGTATTATTGAAAAACAAACCAGTACTCCTGAAGATGAACAGGCTATCAGAGATAGTATTACTCAACATGGATCAGAAGATGCTTCTATTATTTATGAGGGATTAGAAGATAAATTTGATTTATCTGAAGCTGTTAAACCATTAGTAAAAGCAGCAATAGCTGCTGATGAAGCTATTAAAAAAACAGGTAAAACGGCTGCTCAGGTAGGTGATGAGATTATTTCTAATGTAGGAGGTACACGTAAGAGTCTTACTGAACACCAGACTGCTATAGAAACTGCCCTTGATGCAGGGGATAGTGTCAATATACGTACAGCTATATCAGACTTGGATTACTTTGCTAAACATCAAAGAGCCAAGAGTGATGCTATAGCTGAAACACTTAAAGCTACTCCAGTAATAACTCAACCTGTAACTGTACCTTTTCTAAGACCAGAGACACCTTCTACTGTAAGTAAAGGTAGAGAGACCTCTTTTCGTCTTACTCCTTCTATGCTTGAAGCAAGTGATGGTGGAGTACGTCTGGTTGATAAGATAGCAGAAGAAGCAGATATACTGGATACAGCAAGAAACTTTGCACAAGAGCGTATGCAGCAGTATCTTAAAGGGAAAAAACAAGCTAAACAGGAAAGTAAGGCAACTACACCCCCTAAACAAGATAGCTCAAAAGCGCAGAAGAAACCTCAAGGGAAATCAGCTAAAACAGCATCTACAGAGGTACCTCCTACAGCAGATAAATTTGATTTGGGAACTGCTACTACACAGGCTAAATCTACTAAGCAGGAAACACCTACTACTACCTCTGCTAAAAAGAAGAAAGTTGCTCCGCAACTGACAGAGGAAGACAGTAAAACTATTATAGAAAAGGCAGATAAAGCTCAAAAAGCAACTGTTTCTCTTATAGAAAAATATGGTGAATATCTTAATGAAGGGCAGCGTAAAACAGCTATTTCCACTATGCAAACATATGCAGCTAATCCAGAAGATATAAAAGCAGCAAAGACTATGCTAAGTCTTTATAGAAATATAAAGAAAAGATTAGAAACAATAGCTAAAAATAAGAAATTAGCTGAAAAAGCTAAAGAAACAGCTAAAACTGAAACTGTTGAAAAAACAACTGAAGAAGTAGAAAATAAAGAAGAGAAGGAAGAAAAAGAAAAGAAGTTTGATTTATCAAAAGCTACCACAGTGTCTGAAGATAAAACAACTGAATCAAAAGAAACTAAAGAAGAAGCTGAACCAACAATAGAAAAACAAGTTACTAAAAAAGAAACTATAGAAGATGAAACTCCTTTTGATTTAACAACTGCTTTAGCTAAAGAAGAAGTAACTCAGGAAGTTACAGAAACAGTAGTGGAAAGTACGACTGAAACAGATACTACTGTTGCAGAAGATCTGAATACAGAGACTGAAGCAGTTACTGAAACTATTGTAGTAAGAGAACCACTGTCTCCTGAACAACTTATTAATTATGCTAAACGTGCATTTAAAGCATTAGTTAGTACAAATAAAATAGATCCTCATCATAAGGGTGAAGGTAAACATGAAGTTATTAAAGATCACCCTTGGGAAAATAAAGCAAATAGACCTAATCTAGGTTTTGTAGGTACTATAAACAGAATGGTTAATCAGGCTAATAAACGTCCTACTAGTTTATTATCTTTATTGCCTGATGCATTCTCTACAATTACAGAACCTGTATTACAAAAAACCTTTGGATTAACTGTTGAAGAACTAGCTACTTATAAAAAGACTGCTCTCTTTGTAAGAAATTACAGTAAGCATTATAAAAGAATGATGTC